GAGAAGTATGCGTTCATGCGTCCGATGCTGGAGAAGCTCCAAGCCATACCCGGTGACAAACACTGTGAACTCAAGATGGGCCTCAAGAAGGTGGACGGGCGGCTTATGCCGTGCGGCTTCTTTGACAAGGAGGTGTGGTTCAGGGGAGTGGCTGACCTGTTGATCATCAACAAGGACAAGGGTGAGGGGCGCGTCATTGACTACAAGACTGGCAAGAGCGCCAAGTACGCGGATACCAAGCAGCTTGCCCTGATGGCGGCATGTGTGTTTGCGCACTTCCCAGAGGTGAAGGTGGTCAAGTCAGGGCTGCTGTTCGTGGTGAGCGAAGAGTTTGTAAAGGCGCAGTTCAAGGCTGAGACTGGCTACAGTATCTTTTCAGAACTCGATGACACACTGACCGCCAGAGAGGCCGCGTATGAGTCCGAGGTGTTCAACCCCAAGCGTAATTTCAGTTGCAAGGCGTGGTGCCCTGTGCTAATCTGTCCGCATAATGGAAGGAGCGAATGATGCCCTACAAAAACAAAGCTGATCGTGACCCCAAGCACGAATGGCAGCTTGAGAAGAAGCGCGATGGTGCCCATGAGGCACGGATGGAGCGTCAACGCGCCCGTCGAGCCATCGACAAAAAACACCCCGACCGCAACGGTAACGGCACTGCCGACATCCGTGAGGGCAAAGACGTTGCCCACCGCGTAGCCCTGAGCAAGGGTGGCAGTAACAAACACGGTGTGCAGATCGAGCCGTCCTCAAAGAACCGTTCATTCAAACGCGCTTCCAACCACAAGGTGGTGTCGGAAGTCAGCACCCGAGAGCGCAAGAAATAAAGTTTGGGGCGTCACCCAAGTAAGGTGTGGGTGATAAGTGACGCCAGGGTTGCAGAGCCCTCCATAGTGAATAACTACACCAGTCAGCACGGTTGCTCCCCTTTCTCAGCCGGGAACTGACGGACACTCCGGAAAGACGGAGATTTCCTTCAAACGTCATGTTTGGAGTGCAACGATATTGGAGCGTACATGGAGATCATTGAGAACAAGGCACTGCTGCTGACAGTGCGCAACCCGGATCGGATCACAACCGTGATTCCGAAGAGCAAGGTACTGGAGCATGGTGACGGTATCGCCAGAGTGCTGGTCAACTGGGGGCTTGAAGAGTCCATCATCCTCAAGAACTTAAAGATCAACGCACCCTCACCCATCACCGGCCGTTACAAATGGCCCGGGCTCAACAAACCGTTTGAGCACCAGAAGACCACTGCATCTTTCCTCACCCTCCACCGCAGGGCGTTCTGCTTCAACGAGCAGGGGACGGGTAAGACTGCCTCCGTCATCTGGGCATCGGACTACCTGATGAACCTTGGCATCGTCAAGCGGGTGCTGGTCATCTGCCCGCTGTCCATTATGGATGCTGCCTGGAGGGGTGACCTCTTCCGGTTCGCCATGCACCGCAGGGTTGATGTTGCCCACGGCAAGCCCGAGAAGCGCAAAGAGATCGTGCTCGGAGATGCGGAGTTTGTAGTCATCAACTACGACGGTGTTGAGATCGTCGCTGATGAGATTAAGAAAGGTGGCTTTGACCTTGTGGTCGTGGATGAGGCCAACGCATACAAGAACCCGCAGACCAAACGCTGGAAGGTGCTGAACTCTCTGCTCACACCCAACACATGGCTGTGGATGCTCACTGGCACCCCGGCATCTCAATCGCCTGTGGATGCCTATGGTCTGGCCAAGCTGGTCAGCCCGAACAACGTGCCACGCTTTGGTGGTGCGTTCAAGGACTTGGTGATGAACAAGGTCACGCAGTTCAAGTGGGTGCCCAAACCCAACGCGCAGACCACGGTGCATAAGGTCTTGCAGCCTGCCATCCGGTTCACCAAAGAGCAGTGCCTGGACCTGCCTGAAATGTCTTACACGTTCAGGGATGTACCGCTTACCGCCCAGCAGATCAAGTACTACGAGCTACTGCGCAAACAACTGATCGTACAGGCCGCAGGAGAAGAGATCACCACGGTCAACGCAGCGGCCAACCTCAACAAGCTGCTGCAACTCTCAGGCGGTGCGGTGTATTCCGACACTGGAGAGATTGTGCAGTTCGACGCCAGCAACCGCTTGGCGGTGTTGCGTGAAGTCGTTGAGGAGTCAAGCCATAAGGTGTTGGTGTTTGTGCCATACAGACACGCCATCGAGTTGGTGTCCGAAGACCTAAAGAAGCACGGGTACAGCACCGCCGTGATTCACGGGGGCATATCCGCAACCAATCGGGCCGACATCTTCCAGCGGTTCCAGACCCAGCCAGACCCACAGGTGCTGGTCATCCAGCCGCAAGCCGCATCACACGGCGTCACCCTCCATGCCGCAAACACAATCGTGTACTGGAGCCCCGTGATGTCCGTGGAAACGTACCTGCAATGCAACGCACGTGTGCATCGCGCAGGGCAGAAGAACCCCTCGGTGGTCGTCCACCTGCAAGGCAGTGGGGTGGAGAAGAGGATGTACGCCATGCTCAAAAACAAGATGGACATCCACATCAAGATCGTGGACCTCTACGGGGAACTACTGAGTTGAGGAGGAGAAAAAAACTATTGACAATGACACTCTGTCAATTATACTGGGCCCCCATGAAAACCAGACTACCGCTGCCTCCTGCTGCGCACTTGCATGAGTTGTTTGTCTACAAAGATGGCCTGCTTATATGGCGGGAGAGCAGAAAACACGGCAAGGTAAAGGCAGGTGCAGTTGCTGGATGGAAGTCCAAAACGGATGGATATGTTCGGATATGTATAGAAGGGATGCAGTACGCCGCGCATCGCTTGGTATGGCGCATGCACAACCCTCGCGGGGCAATCCCATTCATTCTTGACCACATTGACGGAGACCGTTCAAACAATCGAATCGAAAATTTAAGGAAAGTAACACCCACTGAAAACAGACACAACAGAAGACCCCGGAAACAAGGGGTTGTTGGATCAGGTAAGTTGCAGCAGCTTTTACAAGAAAGGAGATCACAATGACCGAAGACATATCGGTAGACAAACTTGTCAGCGTCTACATCAAGATGCGCGACAAACGCAGCGCCCTCTTACGCGAGTATGAGGAACAAGATGGGGAGATCAAGGAGCAGATGGAAACACTGGAGAGCAAGCTGCTCGACCTGTGCAAGTCCATCGGCGCTGATAGCCTCAAGACCCAACATGGAACCGTCATTCGCACAGTGAAGACCCGTTACTGGACGAGCGATTGGAACTCCATGCACAAGTTCATCATGCAGCACAACATGCCTGATCTGCTGGAAAAGCGCATCAGCCAGACTGTCATGAAGCAACTGATCGAAGAGAACCCCGACATGATGCCACCCAACCTGAATGTCGATAGCCGGTACGCAGTTACCATAAGGAGAAGCTAAGTGCAAAACCAAAACATGACGGTCAAGGAGGTTGCAGATTTTCTGCGCGTCTCCCGCCAGACCGTGTACACGATGGTCAAAGAGGGAAGGCTTCCGCATTTCCGAATTGGCAACAAGGTCCGCTTCAAACAGAGCGACATTGAGGCCCTGACCTCGACCGCAAAAACCAACCCCGCAACTACTGGAGTAAATGATGAGTGAACTGACCCTGTTTTCCAAAGGCGGCAACACCCTGCCCGCGCACCTGCGCAACATCGAACTTGATGAGACCACGAAAGCCCTGATGGGCGGCAGTGGCGGTGGCAGCGGCAAACGTATTTCTATCCGTGGCGGCGTGTTCCGCATGCTCGTGGATGGCAAGGAAGTTGCCCAGAACGAAGACCGCTCGATGAACATTGTGATCGTGGCTGCAAACGCCAACGTGTCACGCAGCTTCTACGCTGGAGATTATGAAGAAGGCAAAAACATTTCCCCCGACTGCTGGTCCAATGACGGCATCTCCCCCGATGTCAAGGTCTCAGAACCGCAGGCATCCAAGTGCGCCTCATGCCCGCAGAATGTCGCAGGCTCTGCGAAACAGGGCGGCGGTCGTGCTTGCCGTTTCAGCCAACGCATGGCTGTGATGCTGGAGAACGATCTGCAAGGTGACATCTACCAACTGACCCTGCCCGCGCAATCCATCTTTGGAAACGTGGAGAACGGCAAGATGCCCATGCAGGCATACGCTAAGTTCTTGGGTGGTCATGGCCTCCCGATCACCGCAGTGGTCACCGAGATGCGGTTCGATACCGCCAGTGCCACTCCCAAACTGACCTTCAAGGCAGTGCGTCCGCTGGAGGCCGATGAGATGGCCAACTGCCAAGAGAAGGGCCGCAGCACTGAGGCCAAGGCAGCAATCAGCCAGACCCCTGCGGCGCTTGATGGAGCCAAGCCCAAGGCTGTTGCAGCCGCTCCCGCCGTGAGCACCGACGATGGGGATGATGAGGACGAGGCACCCGCACCGGCCAAGGTCAAAGTCAAGGCCGAAGAAGTGCCTGCTGAAGAGCCGACCAAGCGCCCCAAGAAAGCCGCACCGAAAGATGTGAGCGCCATCTTGGACGACTGGGCTGAGTAAGGAGCCTGGGGGGAAAGCGGATACAGCGAGTACCCCCACCCACACTATGAACAACAGAGGCTACTCACGCAAATTTGCAGCCGCCAACAAGAAGGCAGACTCATCCCATGTGGGTGTGCGGCTTGGGCGTATCTGCATAGCCGAGGACATCCCGGTTCCTGATGTGGCTGAGTACCTTGGTGTGTCCCGTCAGGCCGTGTACCTGTGGTTCTTAGGCAAGTCCACCCCGCATCCCAAGATGCGCGAGACGCTGAACGAACTGATCACAAGGTTCAAGGCTAAATAACCCAACAATTTCGCCCACTGCCGCCAGTAGTGGGTTGCTGAGAGAGCGAACGATGACCTCACGGATTCCCTTTCTCTCTTCTGTTTTGGCAGAAGAGGGACTGTACTGTGTGGTTGGGTTGAAGAAAGGTGCTCCGAGACAGACGTTTGTAGAGTCAATTGAAGAGATCGACGGTGTAGTGGATGGCTTGATCGCGCAAGGGTATGACGCATATTTTGGATGTGCCAAGTACTTGAACGCGGCAGAAGGACGCACAGCGCAGAACGCCAAATGGTTCAAAGCCTTTTGGATTGATCTGGACTGCGGCGAGGAAAAGCCATACGAAACACAGGCCGATGCGCTTGAGGCTCTCAAAGGTTTTGTCAAGGTCACTGGACTACCAAGGCCAACCATAATCAACTCAGGCAGAGGTGTTCACGCATACTGGACACTGACAGCGCCGATCTTCTACAACGACTGGAAGCCCACAGCCGAAGCCTTCAAGAAGTTCTGCGCGGTATACAACCTCAAGGCCGACCCTGCGGTGACTGCTGATGCAGCCCGCATCCTGCGCGTCCCAGAGACGCTGAACTACAAAGACAGCCCACCAAAGCCGGTTGATGTCATGCTGGTGTCCCCAGCGATCACACTGAGCCGGTTCCAAGAGATCGTTGGGATCGGAGCAGAAGAGGGTGAGCCTGATCTGCCGTTTGCCAAGAACGTGCCCCGCAAGGTACTGGATGCCACGACCCGCGCATTGATGGGTAACAGCGTCTCAAAGTTTGGCACCATCATGCGCAAGAGCGCCCACGGCAAAGGCTGTGCCCAGCTTGTCCACATCTACCGCAACCAAGAAGAAACAGAAGAGCCACTGTGGAGGGCGGGGCTGTCAATCGCGGTCAACTGCGAAGATGGTGAACTGGCAATCCACAAGATATCCCACGGTCATCCAGAGTACGACCCGACGGAGACGCAGACCAAAGCCGATACGCTGATCGGCAAGCCATACAAGTGCGCCACCTTCCAAGGGCTGAACCCGGGCGGGTGCGATGAGTGCCCCAATCGCGGCAAGATCACTTCCCCTATCCAGATTGGCGCATCCATTGCAGAGGCCAAGGCCGAGGACAACATTGTTGTCATGCGCAACGCGGTGCTGGAGGAGGAGGTCACTGTCGAGATTCCCGAGTACCCGTTCCCATATTTCCGTGGCAAGAACGGTGGTGTGTATCGGCGGGAGTTGCCCGGGGAGCGAAAGCGCAAGAAGGACGATGATGACGATGATGAGCCACAAGACAAGCTCGTCTATGAGTACGACCTGTA